GCATGAATGGTATGCCGATCGGAAGCAAACGACCATCTGGGAGTTTGACAAACCCAAGCAGAACGCCGATCACCCGACCATGAAACCGGTCGAATTGCTGGCGTATCCGATTCTGAATTCAAGCATGGCGAACTGCGTCGTTCTGGATCCCTTCGGCGGCAGCGGCAGCACCCTGATTGCTTGCGAACAGACGGATCGGATCTGCCGTATGATCGAGTTGGATGAAAAGTACTGCGATGTGATCGTTCGAAGAACCATCGAGCAGTTGAATGGTTCCGACGACGTGCTCCTGATTCGTAACGGCGAGCGAATTCCGTATAAAGAAGTTGCCGAAAGCACAGAGAAATAGCTTGATAAGTACATCCTTCAGAGGCATGTATGTACTACCAAATTCAAGGAGGTAGACATAAAATGCAGATCAAGTACAACGTTACAGGGGACAGACGAAAGGCACTGGTCGCGATCATGCGAGACACCCTGCAAGATACGACGCGATACCTCGGCGCGCCAAGCTTCGCTTTCCAAGTAGGGGCTTACACCGTCGATAAAAGCGGTACGATCACCTGTCCTGATGAAGCGGATGAGGCACAGATTAGGATGTTGATTCGCGAATTGGCTCATGACGGCTTCATCGGCGAACGGATCAATGAACCGGCGAAGCCCATCGAACAGAAAGCGACGGAAATGCCTAAGCAAGAAATCGTAACACCGACGCTCGACGGCCTTGACCGGCTTTCGATCGAGATGCCACGTGACGGTATGACGTCCATTGCATTGGAGAACCTGCGACGATTGGTTGCGAGCAAGGCAACGCTGCTGAAAAAGTCGCTCGGTACGGACAGCCTGCCGATTACAGAGCACATTAACCGGATCGAATTCGGATGGTTCCGGCCGACCGACGACCAAGCGGAGATCACAGCCTACTACCAACTGGTACGGGGCCTTTGCGAACTGGCATGTACACAAAAGCGAGTAAGCGCAACGGAGCAGGAAGTCGAAAATGAAAAGTACGCTTTCCGTTGCTTCCTTCTGCGGCTCGGATTCATTGGCGCGATGTACAAGGAAGCTCGAAAGATTCTCCTTAAAAATCTTTCTGGCAACGCGGCGTTTCGAACAGTGCGTGAAGCGGGTGACGAAAAATGACGAGCATTCATCCCGAGCTGCTGAAACAGCTCAAGGAGTATTACACTGCAGGAACACGGGTGATACTCATTCGTATGAGCGATCCTTACACGAATCTGCGGCAGGGTGATCGTGGGACAGTCGCTTTGGTCGATGATATCGGAACGATTCATGTGAAATGGGATAGCGGGAGTACGCTCGGAGTTGTATTTGGCGAAGATGAGTGCCGGAGGATTGGGGAAAATGAGTAATCGAGTATTTGCCGCCTATGGCATCGGTTTGAATCGCACCGAAATGGCGAGGCATTGCCCGACAGCGAAGCCGATCGGAACGGCGGAACTAAAGAACTTCAAACTTGCGTTCCGTGGCAACAAAGCCGGCGCACTGGCAACGATCGAAAAGGCGAGGGGTGGCATTGTTCCCGCGCTGCTGTGGGAGATTTCACTGCAGGATGAAGTGGCACTTGATCGCTGGATCGGTGTGCCAGAGCTTTATCGGAAAGCGACGATCAAAGTACGTAGTTTCGGTGCTCTGGTAGACGCGTTGGTCTACATTCTAAATGGTGACAAACCTCGGAACAAGCCCAGTGCCTTCTATTACAGCACACTTCTGGAAGGGTACAGAGCTGCAGGATTCAACACCGAAATTCAGAAAGCGGCGGTACAGGGTGACGATCCGGAAACATCGGGCGCATAAGTTTCAGCAACGCCGCGTCGCGCAACGTCGCCGCCACTGAGCGGTTCAAAATGCGGATGGGGCGGTTGCCCCAAACGGCGCACGATAACCAAACCAAGCCGGACACGGAGGCTCACGCGGGCCTCCGTTTTGATTTCATGAGGAGGAGGCGGTGATGTTACGAAAACTGAAAAAGTATACGCCTACTCCATTCAAAGCAAAGGATTCTGTATACAACAAAAAAGCTGCCGATCATGCTGTGGCATTTATCGAATGTCTTTCTCACACCAAGGGCACATGGGGCGGTAAGCCGTTTTTGCTGATCGATTGGCAGGAACAGATCATTCGAGACGTGTTTGGCACACTGAAACCCAGCGGCTACCGCCAGTTCAACACAGCATATATCGAAATACCAAAGAAGAATGGAAAATCCGAGCTTGCTGCAGCGATCGCGCTGCTCTTAACCTGCGGCGATAACGAAGAGCGCGCGGAAGTGTATGGGTGCGCTGCCGACCGTCAGCAGGCATCAATTGTATTCGAAGTTGCCAAGGACATGGTCACCATGTGCCCGGCGCTCGCGAAGCGGGTGAAGATCCTCGCGTCGCAGAAGCGAATCGTGTACCTGCCGACGGGGAGTTATTACCAGGTGCTCAGCGCCGATGTCGCTAACAAGCATGGCTTCAATACCCACGGCGTCATCTTCGACGAGTTGCACACCCAACCGAACCGTCGCCTCTTTGACGTTATGACCAAGGGCAGTGGTGATGCGCGGATGCAACCGTTGTATTTTCTGATTACTACCGCAGGTGACAATACCAACTCCATCTGCTGGGAAGTGCATTCAAAAGCCAAGGACATCCTTGACGGCAGGAAAGCAGACCCGACGTTTTACCCGGTCATCTACGGTACCGAGGAGAACGATTCCTGGACAGACCCGAAGGTGTGGAAGAAAGCGAATCCGTCGCTCGGAATCACGGTGGGCGTCGACAAGGTGAAAGCTGCGTGCGAAAGCGCGAAGCAGAACCCTGCTGAAGAGAATGCGTTCCGTCAGCTTCGTTTGAACCAATGGGTCAAACAGGCGATCCGATGGATGCCGATGGACGTATGGGATAAATGCGCGTTTCCAGTTGATCCGAAATCGCTCGAAGGGCGCGTGTGCTACGGTGGACTTGACCTGTCGTCTAGTACAGATATCACGGCTTTCGTCCTAGTATTCCCGCCACTGGATGAGGATGATAAATACTTCATCTTGCCATTCTTCTGGATTCCGGAGGACAACATCGATCTGCGCGTACGGCGCGATCATGTGAACTACGATCTTTGGGAGAAGCAGGGATTCTTACTGACGACCGAAGGAAACGTGGTACATTACGGATTCATCGAGACATTCATCGAGCAGCTCGGCAAAGTGTACAACATTCGCGAGATCGCGTTTGACCGCTGGGGCGCTGTGCAGATGGTGCAGAACCTTGAGGGTATGGGCTTTACGGTCGTTCCATTCGGCCAGGGATTCAAAGACATGTCGCCGCCGACGAAGGAGCTTATGAAGTTGACGCTGGAGCAGAGAATTGCGCACAGCGGCCAACCGGTGCTGCGTTGGATGATGGATAACATCTACATCCGCACGGATCCCGCGGGGAATATCAAGCCGGACAAAGAAAAAAGCACCGAGAAAATCGACGGTGCTGTGGCGACGATTATGGCGTTGGATCGGGCATTGCGTTGCGGCGGAAGCGAAGGGAACAGCGTATATGACGAGCGAGGCTTGCTTGTCTTTTGATCAATCTTTGGAATTGCGCAAATGGATCAGCACCATCTCGGCGGTACAACCACTGCGCAGTACATTGCCACGATTGCCCATTCCGGAAGAAATAATGGCATGCATACCACTGATCACCCGATGCCCATATGAGAAGGCAAATACCTGAGCAAACCAACTCATTGGCCAGACCTGACCCGCGTGGGTATGGCCACTCACCTGCAACGTTACGCCGGCCGTAGCCGCTGCTTTCATTTCTCGTGGCTGATGGTCGATCAATATAATCGGCTTACTCGTGTCTACGCCAACTAACAGATGCTCGAGTGACGCACGTTCCGCATTACGCGCAAAAGCAGCGTCGTGGCGACCGATCAGCGTCAGTCCGGCGACGGCATGGATCTGATCGTCCATAATACGGACGCCATGATCCGTAAGCGCCTGATCCAGTTCCGCTTTGGTATATGGTGGTTTCGGACCATGGTTGGCAAGATCGTGGTTGCCATATGCAAAGAAAGTTCCGTAGGTTGTCGGGAGACTTCCAACGACCGCGCATGCAGCCTGCATTTGCGCGGGGCTAGTTCTATCATCCACTAGGTCGCCGGCGATGATCAGAAGATCGGGCTTTTCCGCACTGAGCCGATCCATCTGCTTCTGGAGGCGAACTTCATCTATCGTCATTCCCATGTGTACATCGGAGATCAAAGCGATTCGCAATTCTCCACCAATGACGGGTATCAGTGTATCGACAACATAAGTCTTGATGACCAAGCGCTTTCCGTGGAAGAAACCATATACGAGAATGGCGGCACAACTTCCGATCGCGGCTATTCCGCCTTGCCACAGCCAGCCAACTGCTGCGGCCACAGGCCAAATTCGTCTGAGTATGAGCTGAGCCAGAGTGCTAAACAGACTGAGCAGGATGAGGTTGATCGTTGCGATCGTGATCACTTTGATCGGGATTGGATGAATCAATATCGTGCTTAGCGCTGCACATGCGACGAGAGCCGCTAGCAGACGCCTTACAGAGAGGCTTATGCCCCAATATAAAAAGACATCGGTTGACCATAGGAACAACCAATATCCGATGGATGTACAAATAGCAACGAGTGTGATCACCGCTATCATCCGGGCCCGTTTATCGTGCATGAAAAGCTCCTAGCGACTTATCGCCGCTTTAATAAAAGGTGCATCCAGTGACGAATGCACCTCTTTGTAATTACCGGTTGTTTCTGAAGCAATCGCTGCACATGACCGGACGGTCAGTGCGGGGCTGGAACGGAACCTGACAGGCTTTTCCGCACTCTGCGCAAACCGCATCGTACATTTGACGGGGGGCACTGTCACGGTAGCCGCCATTGCGGGAACCGCCGCCGGAGTTGTTTTTACGAGCGACGCGGCAGGATTTGCAGCGCTGCGGTTCGTTCGTAAAGCCCTTCTCGGCGAAAAACTCTTGCTCGTTGGCAGTGAAGATGAATTCTGCTCCGCAATCTTTGCAGGCGATGGTCTTGTCGTTGTACATCAAATACCTCATATAAAATATTGTGTGTTGCTAATTTGCACTACACAAACTTCAATTTATCGCATTCTTTACAAGAAGTCAATCATTATACTGCATGGAGGATGCTCATGAACCCACTCCGATACCTGTTCCGCTCCCGCGACAAACCGAAGGATTCACTCAACAACAGTCGTTTCAGTTTCTTTTTCGGTGGCACATCGAGCGGGAAACCGGTGAACGAAACGACCGCTATGCAGATGACGGCGGTGTACTCCTGCGTGAGAATCCTGTCCGAAACCGTTGCGGGGCTTCCGCTGAATATTTACCGATATAATGACAGCGGAGGGAAAGAGAAGGCGTTTAAGCATCCGCTTTATCATCTGCTGCACGACGAGCCGAACCCTGAGATGACGAGCTTTGCGTTTCGGGAGACACTCATGAGCCACCTGCTCTTGTGGGGTAACGCGTACGCGCAGATCATCCGCAACGCCAGAGGTGAGGTAGTCGCACTCTATCCGCTCATGCCGAACAAAATGACAGTCGACCGTGATCAAAACGGCCGGCTTTTTTATTTGTATCAACGCGGGTTGGAAGATCCGAGCGTACTCGGGAAATCGCAGGTATACCTCGCTCCCTCGGATGTGCTGCACATTCCAGGGCTTGGGTTCGATGGTCTGATCGGCTACAGCCCAATCGCCATGGCGAAGAATGCGATTGGTCTCGCGATCGCGACGGAAGAGTATGGCGCGAAGTTTTTTGCAAATGGTGCAGCGCCTTCCGGTGTGCTGGAACACCCTGGAACAATCAAGGACCCGATACGTGTCAAGGAAAGCTGGAACTCGGCGTATCAGGGCAGCGCAAACGCACATAGGATTGCAGTTCTCGAAGAGGGGATGAAGTACACGGCGATCGGGATCGCACCGGAGCAGGCACAGTTTTTGGAAACGCGTAAGTTTCAGATCAACGAGATTGCGCGTATCTTCCGTGTTCCTCCGCACATGTTGGCGGACTTGGAGAAGTCTTCATTCAGCAACATCGAGCAGCAGTCGTTGGAGTATGTGAAGTACACCCTCGATCCATGGGTTGTGCGTTGGGAACAGAGCATGTATCGCGCCCTGCTGAGCGAGAGCGAAAAACCCTCATACTTCATCCGGTTTAACGTGGATGGTCTACTTCGCGGCGATTACGCCTCCCGCATGAGCGGGTACGCGACAGCGCGTCAGAATGGCTGGATGAGCACAAACGATATCCGCGAGCTTGAGAACCTCGATCGTATCCCGCCGGAGCTCGGTGGGGACTTGTATTTGATCAATGGCGCGATGACAAAACTCTCAGATGCAGGTTTGTTTGCAAATAGGATTACAACTACAAAGGAGGATTCCGCTTGAAAAGAGCCTTTTGGAACTGGGTGCGAAATGCGGACGGCACCCGCATCTTAACCATCGATGGTGTGATCGCAGAAGAGAGCTGGTTTGACGACGATGTCACGCCGAAACTTTTTAAGGAACAGCTGAATGCAGGCACGGGCGACGTCGTGATCTATGTCAACAGCCCTGGCGGCGATTGTGTGGCTGCGAGCCAGATCTACACCATGCTCATGGAGTACAAGGGTCGGGTAACCGTCAAGATCGACGGTATCGCGGCAAGCGCCGCATCAGTAATCGCCATGGCTGGCACTGAGGTGCTCATGGCGCCGACGAGTTTACTCATGATCCATAACCCGTTGACGGTAGCCATCGGCGACACGGAGGAAATGCAGAAGGCGATCGCCATGTTGGACGAGGTCAAGGAGAGCATCATCACGGCATATGAGCTGAAAACGGGCATGTCCCGAGCAAAGCTCGCGCATCTCATGGATGCCGAAACATGGATGAACGCACAGAAAGCGATCGAGTTTGGTTTTGCGGATGGCATCCTGACGCGCGAAACTGGCGTGCCGGAAGGTATCCCGATCAATAGCTACCAGTTCAGCCGACGCGCGGTGACGAACTCGCTCTTGAGCAAACTCCCGAAAACCGAACCGAAATTTTCCGCAGAGCCGCTATTGCAGCGGCTCAATCTTTTGAAGAAATAAAGGAGAAGAATACATGAACCAGATTCAGGAACTCCGCGAAAAGCGCGCCAAAGCGTGGGACGCGGCGAAAGCATTTCTCGACACCAAACGTGGTTCGGACGGCCTTCTCGCCGCTGAAGACGTTACGACATACGAGAAGATGGAAGCCGATGTCGTCAACCTCGGCAAGGAGATCGACCGGCTGGAACGTCAGGCTGCGCTGGACGCCGAACTCAACAAACCCACTGCGGATCCACTGACCAGCAAACCCACTCAGCCCGCCGCGGAACAAAAGATCGGCCGCGCGTCAGACGCATACAAAAAGGCGTTCTGGAACGCGATTCGCTCCAAGAACCCGCGACCAGAGATTCTCAACTCCCTGATCGAAGGCACTGACAGTGAGGGTGGTTATCTCGTACCAGACGAGTTCGAGAAGACGCTTGTGCAGAAGCTGACGACCGCGAACGTGCTGCGTCCCCTGTGCCATGTGATCCAGACTAGCTATGGCGATCGGAAGATTCCGGTCGTCGCATCTAAGGGAACTGCCGACTGGGTCGACGAAGAGGGTACTTACCCGCTCTCGGACGACACCTTTTCGCAAGTCGTGCTTGGTGCGTACAAACTCGCAACCATGATCAAGGTCTCCGAAGAGCTTCTCTCCGACAGTGTCTTTGACATCGAAGGGTATGTTTCCGATCAGTTTGGCAAACGCATCGGCGACAAGGAAGAGGATGCGTTCCTCACCGGCAACGGCGTCAGTAAGCCCATCGGTATCCTGCACACGACCGGCGGAGCGGAACTTGGTGTGACCACGGCAGGCGCGTCTGCGATCACCGGCGATGAGCTGATCGATCTTGTGTACTCGCTCCGCGCGCCGTACCGCAAGAGCGCGGTGTTCGTGCTCAACGACACGACCGTGAAGCTGCTGCGCAAACTCAAGGATGGCGACGGTCAGTATCTCTGGCGTCCGGGCATCACGGAAAACGCGCCGGATACGATTCTCGGACATAAGATCGTCACCAGCGAATTCATGCCGGGAGTCTCTGCGGGGAATAAGTCCATCGCGTTCGGCGACTTCTCCTATTACTGGATCGTAGATCGTCAGGGCCGCACGTTCAAGCGTCTGAACGAGCTGTACGCGACCACCGGTCAGATCGGCTTCCTCGCTTCTCAGCGGCTGGACGGAAAGCTCATTTTGCCTGAAGCGATCAAGGTCCTGCAGCAGAAGGCATAAAGGAGGTGCAATATGGAAATCATTGAGACTCCCGCGGGCGATGTGACCCGCAATTGTAAGAACTATCTCACAGACGGCGGTGATCGGCTGGTGATTGGCGGTACTCTAGAGGTTCTGGACACCGCCACCGTCACCGGTCTGCAATCGGGGTTTGCCGCGACGGATCAGGCCGGCAGCGTCTATCAGTCGACGAATCAGGCGGAAAGCGCCGCAACGACCATCGCCGATCTCAAAAGCGATTTCAACGCTCTTCTACTGAAACTCAAGAATGCAGGGATCATGGCGGCAGATCAGCCGGGTTCAATGTGAGATGACGACGCTACTGGATAAGGTCAAGGCGAACTTGATTCTAGAACATGATGCTGACGATGAACTGCTGCAGCAATATATCGCTGCAGCAATTTCCTACGCCGAGAGCTACCAGCACCTGACCGCCGGAACCTCCGAAGTAGCGGGTATGCCGCCAACAACCGAGGCGGCGGTGATCATGCTAGCATCCCATTTCTATGAAAGCCGGGACGGCAGCACGGGCGGGTTCTTTGCGGATAATGTGCAGGCGGGCCAGCAGGTATGGAACACGGTGAACACCCTGCTTCGCCTTGACCGTGATTGGAAGGTGGGTTCGTGAGCTTTGGCAGAATGAACACGCAGATCACAATTGCGCATGAAGCCGTGACAAAGGATGCGGAAGGGTTCGCGACAAAGACCGATCAGGTGCTGGTTTCACTGAAAA